TTATAAATGCTACTTATTTGGTAGCTTGTGCGGCTTTAGCTTTAGCAGCAATGCGTTCTTGAATAACATCTTGTGCTGATTTTTCAGCTTCTGGTTGAACATCCAGAGCAGTATCAACACCTTGTTCAGAAGCAAAGGCTTCTTTAACTGCAACAACTTCATTAGCAGCGATATCAATAGCTTCGTTAGCTTTAGCAAACATAGCAAATAATGCAGTGCCCATTTCTTTATTAACCATAGCGAAATCAGCCAGTGCAGCTTTCTGTGATTCATCAATAAAGTTAAATGCAGATAATGCTTGCAGTTTTTCTTCTTTTTCACGCATCAATTTTTCAGAAGCTAATTGAGCAGCTTGTGCTTCGGCTTGAGCTTTCAGTGCATTCAGTTGTTCAACTTGAGCAGCCATTTCAGCCATTTGCAATTTTGTAGTTTCAAACTCGGCTTTCATAGCCAACAGTTCTTCTAAATTTTCCAAGGATTGATCTCCAGAATTTGTTGTTAGTTCTTGGTTTGTTAATGACTCAGAAGTAACATCTGAAGCCAACGACAGTTCTTTATTACTTGTTTCTGCTTCGGCAGAACTATGTTTCTTTTTATCGCCACAACCATCATAAGGTTGATAATGGTCATTATCACTACTATCAACACCATAGGGCGCGGAGACTTTAGTTGAGTTGTTCACATCAGCAAGATAAGATTCAAAATCAGAGCGTGTCATGATCTTGTCAGCTAATCGAATGCTTAGTGCTTGACTTGAGCGGAAGACATTTGCTTGTGTAGCAGCAATTGCAGAATAGGGAAGATTGCGCATCTCACCAACTAAACCAATGAACTCACTATAAGTTTCATCAACGGACAGTTGTAAACGATCTAGGAACTCTTGTTTGAAATGACCTTCAGCATCAAAAGGAACTTTATTATCACCAGCATAGATCCAAATGTCTTTTTCACCTTCCATTGCTTGATGTTCGGATTCGTCAGTCAATTTAATAACAACACCAATCGAACCAACTTGAGCATCTGGGTTCATGATAATTTCATCTGAACAACAACCAAGTGCATAAGCAGCAGAAGCCATCATCCCATCAACATAGGTAATGATTTTCTTATTAGAGCGTTTTAATTCTTTCTTAATAAGGCGACTTGTTTCAAAAGCACCGTATGCTTCACCACCACCTGAATCAACAGTCATAACAACTGTTTTAATTCCTGAATCTTGAGCAATTTGTTTTACAGCGTCTTGAAGTTCTAAATAACTCATCCCACCACACAACATAGAAAACATCGTTGGCTTGTAAGTCAATGTTCCTTCAATATTCAAATAAGCAATACCATTCTCAACTGTATATAGTTTAGTATCACAATTCTCTGATTCATCATAACTTAAAGATTCTTTGTATTCTTTAGCAGCTAAGTTTGATTTAATAGCAGCATTAACAATTTCATCTTTCCAAACAGTAGAACCATTACGTTTATCTAAGTAACTACAAATCTGTTGGAGGTTATCTGGGAGAATTAGATGTGGCTTATTATAAATTTGACTATCTGCAAAACGTGTTACACTATGTTTTGCCAATTAATAACTCCAGTTATTATAATCAAGAATAAATCATTCATAAAGAAAGCCCCATTGCGGGGCAAAACAAAGAGGAGATATGAATGAACTATTATTATGTTAGAGGAGAGAAAGAGAATAGATTGAAGCAAGTTAATGAATAACCCGCAGATATTATAATAAGTTTAACATATTTTTTAAAATAAATCAACTATTTCATGAACAAAAACTAATATTAAAGCATATTCTTTTGCTTTTAACTTACAATATTAAACATTTTCTGTGTTAGAAATAGAATTATCTCTTGTTGAAGCAGATTTAGCTGTTCCGTTTCCAGTTGTGCCTTGTTCCATACCAGCACCTGATTTAGATGTGAATTGAGGCATATACATATTCATATATTCTTGCCACTTCTCAGGACTTGCTGCTACATCATCAGGAACACGATAGTTGTAACCCAACATTGCAAAGTTTTCATTAATAACTTCTGGAGTTGCAGGTAGGAAACCAACAGCCGCAGTTCGTTGAATAACTTTACTTGTTTCATCTTTAGAAGGATCTTCTGCCCAACCGGATAAAATATAAGGGATCTCATCACTTGGTAAAAAGATATTATTCATTGCAAGCAATTGAGGAATCAAGTCTTTGTTGAGACCTTCTTCAATAATATTACAATCACGTTCAACATAATGTCCGTGCAAGTTTGATTTTGATTCACCAAGATTATAAGAACCAACTGAATCATTACCTAAGTTAATAAAACCAGCACCAAGACGGTCTAGGATGGCTTTCTTACGGTCATTGATTAAGTCTTTAGTATTAGGAACTTGCGACGTTCCATCAACGCCGAGGAAGCGCAGTTCATAGGCTCGTGTTGTAGATGATCCATCAATCAAATCACTAGGCAAACGCATATAAGCCTGCTCACCAGCATGTAGATTAGCCATTTGCATATCAAGTGCTTTGACTGCTTTAGCTTCTGGAGAAGAAGGATCTATTGCTGCTTTGGATAAGATATCATTTGGAATGTAGATAAGAGGCATACCAGATAATGATTTAGAAGATCCCGTTACTTCCAAATCTTCCAGAATAACCTTCTCTCTCCAAGCCTTATAGGCCCCAGCCAAGGGCGAAATTCCACAAATTAGGCTATCTGTAGCATTATATCCTAAAAGAATGAACTTCTTGCGTTCAATGACAATAGGTTCTGAATGAACAGAGTTAGGGAAGCTAAAGAAACCAGTTGAATTCTTAAAGAATGAAGGGTCTTGTTTAATGGAAACTAATTCACGTCCATCACCACCAAACACAAATGGTTCTGCTTGATATAAACTCAATGGGTGACGATAACCAAGTTTGGAAACTTTAAACCAGCCTTTATATTTACCATCCTTAACTCGTGTATAAACTTTCTCAAGAATGCTAAAACCATGCTCACGGAACGTAGCTGCATTTCGAGCAATAGACCGTAGTGTTTGCCCATCCATATTATCAAAACACCACTCAATGAATTCTGCTGCTTCTTTAGAACGTTCAGATGATTTATTGAAATGGATTTTGCCTTCATTGAATCGTTTTTCAATTAAGATATAACCTAAATCCAGAGCAGCACTAACTGTGCTGTCTAGTTTCATTTTCTCATAGGTCTTTAAACAAGTAGGCCAACGAAGTTCTAATGGTTGAAGATAATTAGTAATATCTCGAATAGCAGCCATGCCTTCAGAACCAAGTTCACCTAAACGAAGACGAGAAGTTGACATATTATTAGCAATGCCTTTATCTTCTGTCGTTGTTGTCGAAGCAACAGCCATTTGGACAGGCGAACTAACGTGTTGTTGTTGTTTTTGGATATCTAAAGGATGTGTTGAGTTTTTACGAGGACGACCAACTGGACGTTTTTGAATAACAACAGTATTTTCTGTTGGTGTTGTTGTTTCGGCAGAAGCCAATTATTACTCCTTGGTCGCAATATGGCGACTGATTGTTAAGAACAATCACAGCGAAGTCCCGCTGCAATTATTTTCTCCAAGATTAGTTATATTTTAATAAACAGGAGATAAACCTGAAATAGATGTTGGTGCGTTGATAGGAAGGATTGCTGGTGTGCGATAAACTTTTTTCTTTTGTAGGAAATTAAATGCATCAGAACAAGCATCCACCCAATCGTCTTTGATTGTTGCTGTGCTTCGACTTCCGTCAAAACTTTCTAATTCCCTATAAAAAGCTTCTAAAGTTGCTTTATTAGGAAAGGAGCTTTCTACCACATAAACGAAGCCATTCTGTGATGCTGAAGAGAAGTTAGCAAATCGTGCTAGTTTGTTTTTGTTTGTAGCTGCACCTTTAACTCTAAAACCTGCTTCCAGAAATAATTTAGCCATTTCTTCAAATTCACCTTTGCCTGCACCAGATTCTTCCGGAATAACAACTAAGGTTTCAGTTCCATCATACTCGGCTTGTTGAATCATCAGCATATTACGTTCACCGAACCGTTTTCTAAACCTACCATATGTGTTAGAAGGTTCATCGAAGGTTGTCTTAGCAAAATCACCAACAATATAATAGTATCCTTTTGGGTCTTTACACATCTTAATACAAGCAGTATAATCTGGATAACGATTCTTATCAGATGGACTCACATAGCCCTTATCCCAAGCTCTTACAATTTCCGTAGCATCCGCTGGTAATGCTTCTACTGTTTTACACCAGTCGCGCTGCCAATATTGCGATCCCTGTGGTTTAGCATACCAACACCCGTCCAATAACCTAGCTCTGTTAATAGGGGTTTGTGCTTTTAGTGCAGAAAGATAACGAGGGTTTGCTCTTATCAGTGCGGGATTATCCCAGATCGTTCCGCCTATAAATGAGAATGAAAGTGGTGGAATATATACCTTCTCCCCTGTAACATCATTTATACTCCAAACCAAGTCTGGGTAAGATTCTTCTATTTCTTCTGGGGTATCTCTAAACACCGGTTTATCATCTATAATGACGAAATACCTAATTTTTCCGCACCATTCTGGGTTAGGGTAGCCCTGTTCATCAAGATAATCTTCTACGAATGATAAAACCCAACTAGAGTTATCTGGGTTACAACTTGCCATGCAGAAAGAATCAGACCTCGATTCTGAACGTAATCGTCCTAGCAAATATAAGAATTGTTCTTGAGAGAATTGCGTCAACTCATCAAAAGCTACAAAACTATACTGCTTCCCTTGATGGTTTTTCTCTGCATCAGATTCTAATTCGAGATGTGTAAACTTGATATTCCCACCTTTTGTGTTTGGGAACTCAACAATCATATCTTTTTCTTTAACTTTAGGTTTTAATGGTGCGAATAGTTTCTTTGCTTCTGAGAAAAGACCACCACCATCACGCAATGCAGAAGTTGTTCTACGGAAGACCACTCCTTCAAAATAAGGATCATTATATGCGTGTGCTAATGCTTTTAGTAATAATAATCTTGATTTACCAGAACCTGCCATTCTGGTTGTTACAGAATATTCGTTTCCAATATTCTTCTTTATATTTCTATAAAGATCGGATCATGTCTTGTGCTAAAAAGCACCCTTACGTTTCGATTGCACTTGCAACCTACTCTACTTAGTTCTATAATGAATTATAGCTTTTCGATGATCTCTACACCCATGAATTTAATCATTCGGCTCGGCGTTACCATAT